TTTTGTCAACACATTATTTGCATTTTTATTCATTTGATTATTAGCGAGTTATGTCAACACAAAATAAAATCATCTCGAAATTGTCCCATATTTACGGGGCGTCATGGGATAGTCGCCATGAGTTTTGACAAGACTAAATCTTCGTGCGGGCCTGTGCCTGTAGCTGAATTTGGACGTGGTGGTCGCCAGTGGGCGTCCTCGTAATTTCGATTTCAATTTTCATGTGTGTCTGCCTCGATGCTATCGGCCACGGTGCGCAGGACTGCCGGAATTTTCACCAGGGCCGCAACCGGCAATTCAAGTTGCGCGCTGAATCCGTCGCCCAGTTTGCCGCCGAACACAATCAGGATAACCCCGCGCGCGCCGGTCGCTTCGCGCGCGGCGGTGCACGCTGCGTCATATTTGCCTGGTCCGATAGCCATAATGTTAAAGTTGTTTTATCGTCTGCTGGCTGCCGTCCGCAAAATGGGAATGCGAACGGCAACTTTTATTCCCGGCTTCCCACCGGGAACCTTTTAGCTTGTTATCATTCAAAGAACACGCTGGGCTGCCCGTTGTCAGCCAGCAAACGATAAATTTAGAGCAATCATTTACTGCCCATTTTTTGGACTGTGTTGACCAAGACGTGGACATGGGTGAACTCTTTTACGTTGCTGAATGTGATTTTCATGCGGTCCTTTCTCTTTTGGCATTGGGTTTGCTGATGTGAGATTTATGGATGCAACACTTGTTAGATACCTGGAGTCGCTCGACGATGAGGAGTACGCCCGCGAGCTGAACGAGATTTGTGAGGGGCTGGCGTTTGTGATCGAGCGCCGGAACTTCGCCCGGTCCGCCAACCTGGCGGTGGCGCAGCTAACTCCGCCAGCGGCTCCTGAGGGGACGAGGCATTGGCGGTGAGGTCGTAGCCGAGTTGTTTGAGGTGAAGCCCCAATGCCTTACGGACAATGGGGGCGTAATCTTCATCGTGGCCAGCTTCACGCAGCAGGGCATTAAACATGGCGCGGCTAAGACGGGCATAAATGCGGGCTGATTTTTTGAGTTTGGCCATGAGCACGAGTGTGCGGCTTTTGTCGGCGGAGCGCAACTACTATTTTTAGCGACATTTTGTCGGTCAATGACGGACACTGGCACAACTGAAATGAGCAACTCGGTCATCATCGGCCTGTGGGTGGAAGAACCGCTGCTGGATGCGGCTGATGCCGAGGTGCGGCGCCGGCGGGCACTTGGCGAGTTGGTCCACCGGGCGGATGTGGTGCGCGAGGCGCTTGTTTCTTTTTTTAACCGCAAGTCCGTTGCCGGCTGCCCAAAGAAGCAGCAAACAAGACTAATTGGGCCCAGCGGCCCGGAGTCCTGATAGACAGGTTGCCAGCGTGGGTTGAATCGGCTTCCTCCGATGTCCCAGGCTGGCAGCCGGCAGCGGACGACAAACACATTGATTATGTCAGAACCGACACTCAAGAAACCGGGCAGGTTTTTCTCAACCGCTGATGCGTTCGTTCATTTTTTCCCATCGAAGTCTGAACGGTGGGTCAAAGAGACTTTCAAATCCGGCGAGCTGGGCCCGGTGATACGCGATTCCGCCGGCTGGTTTATTTCCGAGGAGGCCATTCTTCGCTATCAACTCTTGCACCTGGTCGGCTTGGACAAAGCTGTGCTGTTGCGCTCCAGCCAGGTGAAATTTCCCGCGTGATTTTTTATGGGCGATTCTCCATCACTATCAGACTTGCCGCCAGAGCAGCCGCCGCTTTTTGCTTTTGTGGATGATGACAATATGCTGTTGTCAACCGAAGAGCTCCGCGTTCGTTTTCATACAGGGACAACTGCGGAGAAGCTGGAATGGAAGCGCAACGCAATCTTGATGCTTTTGGGAGCAGGATTTCCCGTTCGCACCATCGAAGTGGAGTTGCACGCAAGTCATCACGTGGTTGTCGAGCTTGCAAAGCGTTCGGCAGAAAAAGTGTCCCACTTTAATAAAGAGTTTGCGTCAATTCTTCTGTCCACCGGAGCGAGATGGGTCGGCTTGGCACGAACGAAGGAAAATGAAGCGAGTTTTAAGGATGTGATGATTGGAGCTGGCATCGTCATGCAGCACGCACGCGAGTTACAGGCCATGGGCACCGGTTTGGACGGGGAGAAAGAGTTTGTTAAAGAGGCTACGGACCGAGCTGCGGTGGCCGCGCGGCTACGTGAGTGGTTCGATGCAGGCGTGAGTGGATCGCCGTTACCCACTGATTTAGAAGCAAACTCGCCTGAGTTGATAGGCAACGGGTTAGCCAAAGAGGATGCTCAAAGGGTCGAAGGTGGTGTCGAAGCTCCTCGACCTGGTCAACTGAAGGGCATGACCGAAGCCCCAGCCGCGACCGATGGGGAGGGGGGGGGTGCGGACGGACGACCGGATGGAATTACCCTGATGGGTGAGGTGAGCGGGGATTGTTCCGTAAAGGGGTCAAGGCCGCGTCCGACCTGGCCGCCGCCACCTGCACCTGCTGAACTTACGAAAAACGCCGCGCCGTCTGCGGAGCCTACGGCTGGCACTACACCTGGAGGAACGCCATGAGCATACGAGCTTTGAATCGTGTATTTGAAAATAGTGATGCCACGGGATCTGATTTGCTGGTTCTCATCATGCTGGCCAACTTTGCCAATGAGTTTGGGAAAGCCTGGCCGAGTAATGCAACGCTGGCGCGCATGGCGCGCGTCAATGAAGTGACTGTGCGCCGAAGCATCATCACACTACACGACGGACTCAAGGAAATTGACGTGTCTTACAATACCGGACCGAAAGGGGTAAACGAGTATCATGTTCTCTGTTTTGATACCCCGGACAAATTCCACCCGGGTGCAATAGACACCCCCCCCTCCAATTTGCACCCCGTGCAGGATGCACCCCCCCCCACTGAAACCCCAATGAAAGAGGGGGGGTGCAATACGCACCCCGTGCAAACAGTTTCCCAATTGCACCCCAATCCATCAGGAACCTTAAAGGAACCGTCACTGGAATTGGTTCCGGTTCCTTCCTCCGCTCTCGCGGAGATTCCCTCGGAAGAGGAAGTCCTGGCTCAGGGGCGGGTGTATGACGGCAACCTGGCCATAGGTGCTCCGGCTGGGATACCGGAGAAATGGTGCCGCTTCTGGCTCGCGTCAAAGCTGGGCTACCGGCAGTTCAATTGGGGATTGTGGAAGCTCGTTTTGAAAATGGATTTTGAAAACGATTTCAAGGACCGCCGGACGAACGCATTGGCGAACCTTCAAAAAAATACGCCGGGCGGCAACGGGACTTTGGATAGGGGGGAACTGCGCGAGATGTTGCGTGTGGCGCGGCATCAAAAAGACGAGCCGGAAATTGCGCGGCTGGAAGTGTTGTTGAAGGGGTTGGAATAAACCCGTGGCATGGCGAAAGAAAAACAGCCACGGTGCGCAACCGGCAACAGCGGTACCGCCGCCAGATGTGGGCGGCCTTGATTGAAAAGCTTGGGGGCAAGTGCGAGCTGTGCCCGGAAGACGATCCGGCCAAGCTGGAGTTTGACCATAAAAACGGACGGGATTACGACGTGAGTAAATTGAGTTCAACGGCGCGCCTGGCGAGATATGCGCGCGAGGCGGAAAAGGGCGAGGGTAGGTTGCTCTGCGGCCCGTGCAATTTGAGAGAGCGCAAACGAGACGATAACGGGAATTGCGTGCCGACCATAGCGGTGATTGAGAAGACGGGCGAAATACCATTTTAGAAAATTTATGGCAGAGATTGAATCAGTTTCAGGAGCCGCCCTCGATGAGGAGAGGTACCGGCAAGGGCGTGGTAGTCCGAGTGGTGGGGAGCGGCTGCCGCCGCAAGACGACGTGGCAGAACAAGCTTTAATTGGCTGCGTGTTGATGTCGCCGGCTAAAATTCTACCGGCATTGCTGGAGAAGTTTGGGAACGAGGAAGTTTTTTACGACCTGCGCCGGCAAATGATCTGGTCGGTGTGTGTGTATCTCCACAGCAAAAATAAAACCGTGGACGTAATCACGGTGGCCGACGAGCTGAAGTCTCGCAATCAATTAGAGCAGGTAGGCAACCATGCGTATTTGAACGAGTGTATGGAGGGGGTTCCAAGCGCCGCGAATTACCCGGCCTGGGCTGGCTTGGTGTGGGAAAAATTCGTGGCGCGCAAACTCATCCAGAAGAACGTGCTGGAGGCCGGCGCGATGATGGAGTTTGGCGGCGCGCCCAGCGAGGCTTTCTTTGCCCAGGTGGACCAGAATTTTCTGCAATGGAAAAAACTTTTAGAGCGCGGGGCGGCCACACCTAAAAACCTGTGCCCGCCGGGAGACTTTGCGGACGCTTACTTTAACGCATGGTTCGACCACAAAGACGACGATTACGGTTACGAGCTGCCGTTTGGTTTTCCGATGCGGATACGGCCGGCGGAATGCACGCTGTTCACCGGGGACAACGGCAGCGGCAAAAGTTCGATGCTGGGACAAATCTCCATTGCCTGCGCGCTACAATTCAAACCCGGCAAAAAGGTGGTGATAGCGAGCATGGAAGTGCCGCCGGAAATAACGTTGTGGATCATGGCGCGGCAACTGTTGGGCGAGGGCCACCTGGAACGTAATCCGGTAAACGAGCGGAAGGTGATCGCCGCGCTGGCATGGCTGAACGAGCGGATGCTGATTTACAATTTTATGGGGATCACCGACTGGCGGGAGTTGCTCAACACCTTTCGTTATGCACGCGAGCATTTGGGCGGTGAAATTTTCATTGTGGACAGCGTGATGCGCATAGGCATTCCCGACGACGATTACGCAACGCAGGGACTGGCGGCGGCGCAGTTCGCCGATTTCTGCACAAAGACCGGCGCGCATACTTTCCTGGTGGTGCACGAAAACAAAGGCTCTGACAGCCGCGCCAAGGACCGCGTGCGCGGGAGCAAGCAGTGGACCGACAACGCCAACAATGTGTGCGGCATGTTGCGCAATGAAAAGAAGGCCGAGAAGCTGGCTGAGCTGGAGGAAAAGCTGGCGATTTACCCAGGTGAGAAGGAAGAAACACAAAAGGAAATAGACAAGTTATACAAGGTGTGGGACGCGAAATTTATCTTGAGCAAACAGCGCTGGCCGGGCAGCCGCCAGAACGCGAGCCGCTGGTTATACTTCTGCAAGCCGGCGTTGCAATTCCACGAATATCCAGGCGAGAAACCGAAGTGTTTTATTGCGTCGCCGGAGCCATTGATAAGCGATGCCGATGTGCCGGCAAAAAAATAATCTTATGGACCCCAAACAAAAACAACTGATTGAAGCGGCGCTGGACAACGCGCTCGATGCCAAAGTATTGGCGCACAAACTCTGCCGCGCGGTGACGGGCGGGGAAACGGTGACGGGTAGTGAAGCCCGCGAGCTGACGGCCAAATTAACGATGGCCCTAGCCGCGGCGCAATCATTTGAAAGCCTTGTGGCGGGAAATCCGCCGCCGAAAGTGGGCTAATAAAATGCCGGCGATTGAACAAATAGAAACAGAGCGCAACCTGAAGGTTGCGGCTACAGCAGCCTGTGCGCCGTTGGTGTGGACGCGGCATCCGTTGATTGACCGGATCTGCCCGCCGTTGACACCCGCCGCCCTGGCTTTTGCGCGGGCGCAGAAGAACGGTTACGGCAACGTCCTGAATTATTGGGAGCAGCACGAGGGGATGGTGCGCGAGGCGGAGGAGGACCCGCTGAATCATGCGCCGGATTTGCCGTGCTGGGCCGAGGCGCGGCATCTGATAGGGAACAAGAAAGTGATTTTTAACCTGGGCGCAAACGGGAGCGGCAAGACGGAGATGGGCGGGAAGTTTACCAGTGAGATGTTATGCAGCGGCCGGGGCAAACGTGTTCTGTGCGTGGCCACCAACGAGGACGCGAGCATCCATTACCAGCAACGCGCGGTCTATAAATACCTGCCGCCGTATGCGCGCGAGTGGAATATGCAGCAAAAGAAACCGCGCCACAAGGTCATCAAAATAAATTACACGCCCAGCGGCGGTTTCACGGAGGGGAATTTCATGCTGCCTAATCAGAGCGAGTGCAGCTTCAAGACGGTGGCGCAATACGACCGGGACCCGAACAGCTTTGAAGGTCCTGAATATGATTTTGTGTGGATTGATGAGCCGGCTCCGATTGCGCTGGTGGACACGCTGATTTATCGCGCGCGCAAACGCGGCGGCGTTGTGTTGCTGACCTTCACAAGCCTGGAGGGTTTCACGCTGGTGTGCTCGCGGGCGCTGGAAGGGGCGCGCATCATCAAGAGTCTGCCGATGCAATGGGATTGGTTTTACGGAAAAGATGGCGGGACCAATCCCGCGATTGTTTTCCCGGAATTAAAATTGATAGAGAGTTACGTGAAGGGATGCCCGGCGGGGCACATGCCCTTCATCATGCAGCCGCTCAACTTCGAGCATGGGGTGATTTTTACCTGGACGCATTGGAATCCGTTCCTGCCGCGCAACATGGAGAACCCGGCCGTGCCGGACTTGTTCATGGCTTGCACGGGCAAGGGACGCGAGGAGGCGCTGATACGGTTGTTTGGATGGACGGAGAAAACGACGGGCTGCCAGTTGGCAAACCTAGACCCGACGGTGCATGTGATCCCGCATGAGCGTATCGAGAAGATGCTGGCGGCCGGCGAGCTGACAACTTACATGGGCTGCGACCCGGTGACGGCGCGCAGTTATTTCGCGCAGTGGAAGGGCGTGGACCGGCTGCAACGGCAATACATCATTGACGAGTTTCCCAGGATGGAGGAGGGCGAGTGGGTGACGATTGATGGGAAGGTGGGCGAAGGGCAGCGGCTGTTTGCGAAGCTGGGCATACGCGATTACAAAAAGAAATTCCGCGAGCGCGAGCGCGAACATGGACAGACGCCCATCTGGCGCAAGGGCGACCCGCGCGCGTTTGCGACGGCGGCAGCGGCGCAGGAGGGCGCGGTGACGCTGTTTGAATTGTTCGCCCAGGAGGACAGGGCGCAACCTGATGAGATGGATTACGCGCCGATGCAATTCATGCCGGCGCAAATCCGCCAGACAGTGAAGCTTGACATTGACAAGATAAAAGATTTGCTGGCCTACAACTCGGCGCTGGCGGAAGCAAACGTGCTGGCGGGGAAATTTCTACCGCTGGGGCTGACACCGGAAAACGAGCCGCACCTGTATATCTCCGACCGCTGCAAGAACACGCTGCGCGCCTGGCAGATGTGGGATGGCACCGCGGACAGCCCGGCAAAGGACCCGCCGGACGCAACGCGCTATAACTTCGATGTGCCGGCGTTCTTCCGGGACCCCGATGTGCCCGACGTGGTGGGCGGGAAAGGATGGGGAGCAAGATAGTTGAAGGTTGAAAGTTGAGGGTTGAAAGACAATGCCAATTGAGAAAAGAAAATTTCCGTTGATGGAAGCGGCGATGGTGGCCGCGGAGATTACCGCCGCGATGGCGCTCCTGTGCGGCGAAGGCTACTGCGCGACCGCCGGCAGTGTGCGCCGGCACAAGCCGCAAGTGGGCGACATTGAAATTATTTATGTGCCCTTGATTGGATCCCGCCGGCAGGAGGGTGAATTTTTTGGCACGCCGGTCAATGCCGCGGACGATTGGCTGGATCAGATGGTGCGGACAAAAGTTTTTGCGCAGCGCCTCAACAGCCTGGGCCGCAAGACGTGGGGCACGCGCATCAAGCTGGCGACGCACGTTGGCACGGGTATCCCGGTGGATTTCTTTGAGGCCACGAAAGCGAACTGGTGGAATTATCTCGTGTGCCGGACGGGCCCCAAGGAAAGCAACATTGCCATTTGCAACGCGGCGCTGGCGCGCGGCTGGGAATGGCACCCTTACAGTCCTGGGTTTGTGTCCAGAGATTCACGTGAGTTGCACGTGGTAAAAAGCGAGGCGGAAGTGTTTGAATTTGCGGGGCTAAAATATCTGCCGCCGGAGGAACGATGAATTTTAACCACAAGGCGCAGCCTGAAGGCTGCGGCTACAGGAAAGGAAAATTATGGCAACGAATGAGACGGATGAAACGGTGAGCACGACGGGACCGAGCGCGCCCGATGTGCTGGCGCGCGTGACCAAGGAACCGAACATAGAGGCGCTTATCAAGGAATACGATTTAGCCTGGAGCCAGGACCGGGACACGGATAAACGCCTGGTGAGTGTGGAAAGAATCCGATACACGCGCTGGCCGTATCAACGCTCCGACGGATTGAAACACGCCGAGGATTACGAAAAGGACGGCGAGACGGCGTGGCCTTATGACGGGGCGCCCGACACACGGATACACCATGCCGATGACATCATCAATAGTTTGGTGGACGTGTTTTACACGGCTTTTTGGGCGGCGGAAATCAAGGTGAACGGCATCACGGCGCGGGCTGCGAACATGGACGAGGCGGCGGAGATCCGCACGGTGGCCAACTGGCTTAAAACCGGCCCGCTCGCCGAGGCGTTGATTGACGACGTGGAACGCGCGGCGCAAATCATGTGCATGGTGGGCTGGGCGATTTTGCATCCGACCTGGCGGCAGGATTCTCAAATAACGACCAAGACAATCACGATGGATGAGATTGTAAAGATGGCGCAAGCGGCGGCGGGACAGCTTGGGGCAAACCCTGCGGGCGGCGGATTATTGGAAACGGCACCGGCGATGATCATGGACCCGGAGCAGGAGGACGCGGCGGTGGAATTGTTTCTGATGTTCGTCCCCGACTTGGACAAGAAAGAGGCACGGCGCGTGGTGAAAGACCTCCGCGAGAAACAGGAGGCCCAATTTCAGGTGACCGAAACCAGCAGCGTGGGGCCTGAACTTGAAGTGCTCTGCCCGTGGTACCACTATGTGATGCCCATCGAGGCGACGGCCAATCCCAAATACGGCCGGCTGGGGTTTGTGCGGATTCTGATACCCGAATGGGCGCTTGATGAGCGCGCCGCCGCCGAGGAGTGGGACAACGAGGATTTTGTGGCGGCGGTGAAGCTGACCAAAGGCCGGGCGACGCCGAGCGAGACGACGGTGGAAGATCAACTGGACGAAAATGAAAACCTGATCGAGTTGATTTACGGTTTCAATTGGGTGGCCAATGAGAAGGGCGGAACGGGAATCAAATGCACGGTGTTTAGCCGGCAAATCTCCGAGCATGAGTTTGAGCGCAAGGGCGAAAAGAAAACGAAGGCGCTGGCAAAGCCTTACGGCAGAGATTGGTTGCTCAATCTCGGCCACAAGCATAGTCCGTTTATTTTCCTCCTTATGGAAGTAACCGGGTGGCGGCCCAATGACAGCCGCGGTGTGCCCGATGTGGTGGCCACGGCGCAGATGGAAATCAAACAGCAACGGGACGCGCTGTTCATCAACAGCCAGCTCTCCAATACGCCGCCGCTGGTAAAGAAGGGAACGCAGGCGAGCAAGTTGCCGCCCGAGTTTGGTCCCTTTGCCATCATCAACGATCCTTTGGGCGCAGGTTCTTATACACCTTTGGTGCTTACCGCAGCCTCGAAACCGGAGGTGGCGTTCAAGCTCTACGAGTTGGTGAAGAAGGAGAGTGAAGATTACTACGGGTTGCCGCGCGCCGACAGCGTGCCCTCGCGCAGCCAGCAGAAGTTGCAACGCTATGTGCGGCGCTGGCTGGCCAAGTGGGGCGAGGCGTTCTGGCAACTGCTGGTGCTGGCCTACCAGAACATGGACAAGGATGAGCTGACGGCAATCATCGGGCGCGAGCCGAGGTTGACGG